TAATGTTGGTACGTCGAGTTCCATGAACCAAAACGTACAATAGTATAGTAAGTACATATAAATACTTAAAAACATTCTTGGAAAGATGCGCCATGCGTCAATCATATTTGAAAACCATATGGCTTTTTGCCAAGGATTGTCGGGTTCTCTTTCATTTTCCATTTCCAGAATCTGTGCTTTTAATTCACCGATCTGTGAGACCATCTCCATAAACTTTTTAAGATCAATTTCGACCTCATTACGGCTCATGTCTCCTTGGAATTGTTCGCTAGGTGGTTGTGCCATTTAGCTCTCCTTTGCATCCTGCTTGGCTTTACCTACATTGATAGCAAACCAGTCGAGAAGTTTATATACTTTCCCTACTATTTTGTCATCTGCGGGCGTATCCGTACACGCTGCTATGATTGAAGCACTCATGACTAACCACGGTATAACTTGAATCCATCCTATAATCCACTGTAAGAATTCTAACATCCTTATCTCCTAACCCTCTTACGAGGCTACCCCTATTTATTAGAGATTTTCTTTTTTAACTCTCGAATTTCTTCTTCGAGTTCCATACACCATTCTTCAAGTTCTTCAAAGCGTCCTTGAACAACAGGGTTCTTATCAAAGAATCTAGAAGCTTTCATCATCATCCTATATTCTTTGACAAGATTAATCCAGTTGCGAAACTTATCTAACATTTAATTAAATGAATTAATTGTAACTTTTCTATAGTATACTACTACATCTTTTAATTCAGTAATATATCTTTCTAATTCTTTCATGTTCATTGACATAAGTTCGTAGTCTGGCACTGTCATTGCCAAGAATACCAACTCTCCTTCTTGTTCTTTAATTCTGTCTAACTGCTCTTCCCAATTCTCTGGGTTTACAATTATCCACTGTGGACTACTTAAGTCAATCTCACGAGGCATAATGGGTTGAACAATCGTTCTATCCATTGGTTTTGCTGTTATTTCTAGTTGTTTAGTTCCCAGTAGACTGCAACTGGAGACCATCATCAAGATCGTCAACGGTAGCACTAAGTTTTTCAATTGATTCAAATGCATGTTTTGTTCCATTATTTATTTTCCTTTCCATTTCTACTGGATCTTCCAGTATTTTTGCTGTTAATTTATATTCTTTAATGAAGCTGCTATACCTCATTAACTCTCTTTGTATCTCTTGACTTCTTAAAGTCATTCCTTGAAGCTGTTCTGTTTGTAAACTAAAGTCAGCCTGCATCGTTGCTATAGCTTCTTCTTGTGTTGCTACTGCTCCCTCTAATTTTACATTGTTTGCTTTTAGTGTTTCATTTTCTGTGTACAACCAATAACTAGTTCCACCTAAAACTAAACAAAAAGCTAGTAACATTTGATTCATACTATATGCTCCTCTCTTAATTTCTTAGCTGTTCTTTTCTTACCTGAAGTACTTGTATACTCGTCTGTAATTCCTTTAGTTCCTGCTGTTAATAACTCCTTCTCAGAGTCTATTGCTATTACTACTAAACATAATACAACGAATAATCCCATTGATTGACTGTTGTTGTTTAGTAAGTCTATTAACCACGATGCACCAGATGGTAGCAACATGGAAGCTATGAGAGCTAATAGCCCTATTTTTGCTGTTAATACTATGTATTTCATTACATTTCCTCTATTTTGTAGTTAAGACCTTCAGCCCCAGAGAATATTACTATTTCTCCAGCCTGTGTCCTAAACTTTAATAATTTTTCTTTCTGTGTTATGATCTTCTTTGCTATAAAGATTTGATCATCTGCGTCGCCCCAAATTTGATTGTAACTTACAGTTATTGTGTATACTGGTACGAACTTGCTTTTAAGCCATATCCACCAGCGATTCACAGCTGCGAAAAATCTTTTAATCTTATCCATTTGCTTCCTCTATCATGCACTGACGCCATTCACTTTGAGTTATAACTTCGGGGTGTGTAGTATATAGTCTATCTCTACAGACTTCGAAGGGGTGTCTCTTGTTTACTGGTGTAGTGTCTTTTAACTCGATACTTCGAGTAGTGTTTAGTATAGTTTTAAACTGAGTATGCAGGTAGTATTGAAAACATAATGCTACCCATATGAGTAGCACTAAAGTTATGTTCCTGTTGATGTTGATGTCGAAGTAGAAGTACTAGTACCTGTATTCGTAGCTGTAGCTGTTACTGTAGTCGTTGCAGTATTTATTTCTGCAATGATACTTGCTACTGTAGCTGTATTAGTATTCGTCTCTGTCGAAGTATCAGTATTTGTACTAGTGTTTGTACTAGTGTTAGTACCTGTGTTAGTATTTGTACTTGTACTTGTAGCCATGGTTGCTACTTCAGTTAACACTTCTGCCAACTGAGTAACAGTTGCTGTGTTTACTACTATAGGCTCTGCTAGGGGTACGATTGGTACTTCTCTTTCTGCGCTCTTGGGATCATCTGAATTAAACCCCAATATCAACAACATTAATAATATAATTTCCATTATTTCTCCTGTTTTTCCTGTTTTTCTTGTTTTCTCATGTCTTCTTGAGCTAATGCTACATATTCTTGTACATATTCCTCAAAAGTCATTCCTCTTTCCCTAGCGTGATGCATAGCTTGTGCTAGTTTATCACCACTAAGTGTTATCTTAGGCATTTGACCAGTCTTTGCCTTCGAATAATAATGCTTCAGCTTCTCTTCGTCTGATCAATCCTTCTAATACTTTACCATTTGCTTTGTTCCATCTTTTCAACTGAGCAGGTACTTCGTCGTACTCTCCAGCGTTTAGAACTTTCAACATAGTTGAACTTAGTAAGTTAGTCGGACCGAGATTGTATGTCCATGACACTATTGCGTCAAACATACACTGGTCTAATTGATTTTCTACTGCGTTTGACACATATGCTTCATAAGTAGCTAATTCTTCTACTAGCATCTCGTCTGCTTGTGCTTTGGTAATTTGCATACCATCTGTTACGCCTTTGGTGTGTCCATATCCGATTGTTAGAACTCCAGCCGCACATTTGTACGCCTCTAATTCACAACCTTCGAACTTTTTGATAAGGGCAATGCCCTCTTGTGATATTTTCATAATGTAAAACTTTCTCCACAGCCACATCTGGCTACTTCATTTGGACTTCGAATCTCAAACCATTGGCTTAAACCTTCTTCTTTCCATTCTATTGTAAGTGAATCCACATAACTGAATGTCATGGGGTCAACCGCAACGATTTCATAAAAAACCGCATCACCTGAAACATTTGGTTCTTCCAAATAACTCAGGTCATACGAATATCCATTGCATCCGTTGGGTTTTAGGGATAGTCTTATCCCCCAGACTTGCTTGTCAGCAATTCTTTCTTTTAGTTTAGCTAAAGCTTCGTCTGTAATTTCTATCATATTTATACTCATTGCGGGGCGTACCGACTAAGATACGCCACGACTTAGGTCTTTTGACAGTATGCTAAAACAGCTGTCCAGTACTAGCCACTAAGGCTGCACCGAACAATAACATCAAGGAAAACATTGTAAATGTTTCCTCGAAATCGTCATACTTCAACATACTTTGTCTAACAAAATTAAGTGCTTTTCTCACTATTAATCTCCAATACTTTACGATTGGAATTTGGAGTCTTAGACAAAGCGATTGTCAATAGTCCGTCTGCTAACAGAACAGAGTCAACTTTTAAATCGGCGTTCAATCTGAACTTCCGTTCAAAAGATTTGAGACTTAGACCTTGATGAGAGAATCTTTCATCCTCACCGAGTTTTCGTTCTTTTTTCCCCTTCAAGAGCAGTTCATTATCTTCATGAACCAACTCTATTTCGTTTTTCGACCAACCTGGCAGTGCAACTTCCAAACGGAATGTTCCATTTGCCACATTTTCAACTATATTATATCTTGGATAAGATGTCTCTGTGTTGTGTAACAACATATCATTATTCATACCTAACCAAAATTTCGATATATCAATCGTCATATTATTTCTCCTAATTTCCTTTTCAGTAAAACTATGCCCACCCTTGCGGTGTGGACGCCAATGTGCAAGAACCTTTCTTACACTTATGTATATTATACTAAAAAGTCAACCAAAAGTCAACAACTATTTTTTGGTTACTCATCGAAGTCGATCTTTCCCTGATCTTTCATATAGTCTAGCGTCTTGCTTATTCCAGACTGGTGTCCTTGATAAAATGCGAGGTGTCCCACTGCTACCAAGATTATTAGATATGCTATATCAATTTCCATAATTTTTCTCCATAACATATATTATATCTAAAGTATAAGCATAAGTCAAGTTCTTTTTTATGGATTCTCAAAAATAGTTCTTGACACTTGGTTTCTAATTTGCTATAATAATACTATGAAGTTATATAAGAAAGGCACTTGGACATACAAAGAAAGAGAAGTCCTTAAAACCTTATACAACACCATGCCCCTAACCGAGTTATCCAGTAGACTAATGAGAACAACCTCTGGCATAACATCACAAGTAAACTATCTTCGTAAAAGAGGATGGGCGTTTCACAGGAGAAAAGATGGATAACATTATAGAATTCCCACGAATGAAAAAAGCTGACGACTTGAGCGATAAGCTCATTTCTGCACTGGTTGAAGAAGCTAACAAACAAGGACTTGATACACTCAATGCAGATTTCGTTTACGATATGGCATGGGTATCAAAGTTCATTAAAGCTACTGTCGACAATCAATGTAACATTGCCAATGACCTGTATCGCCTCACACGAGCCCAAGGATTAAATGAGAATTGATTGCAGAACTGTTCCTATAGAAAAAGCTATAAGGATACTAAGAAGAAGACTTGACCGCGATGGTCGAAAAGAAAGACAAGTAGAACTACAGTTCTATGAGAAGCCTACTGCTAAAAAGAAAAGAATGAAAGCAGCAGCACAAAAAAGACAACAAAAGATAACAGCAGAATACGACAAATTTACTAAACGAAGACCACGACACTCTCGATAGAGACCTCCGTCATGAAACACCTCAAACCCTTTTCAAAAATTAATCTTAAAA